GACGCCAAAGAATTAGATTCAACTTGTTTCTTTTTCTTTCTTTTTACCCTTTTTCTTTCTTTTTCTTTTGAAAACAGTTTGCGTTATACTGTTATATAAAGTTTTAATTATTATTAAATGCCTAAGTTAAAAAGACCAAGTATTAAACAAAAAAAGTTTATATCCAACTTACTTGAAACTGGGAACCAAACTCAGTCTGCCCTAGAAGCTTATAATACAAAATCATTGGGTTCTGCTAAAAAACTAGCTAACCAAGCGATGAGAAACCCAATGGTTGTTGAAGAGATAGACAAAGCACTTAAAAAAAACAACATCACTTTAGAAGGACAAACCGAACGTTTGAAAGAAATAGCAGTTGACTGGATGCCTGACAAAATCTCCAGTGATACGGTACTCAAGGCCAACATAGAACTTATTAAGTTATTAAAAGGTTACCCAGACAAAGTGATTAAGCATGATTCAAGAACTATTAAAGTTAATATTAATAGTAAAACATATGAGGATCTGATCGCTCTAAACAAGGTTAAACAAGAAGAGATAGCAGATATTGTAAACAGCACATAGCACTACTAGGCATAAAGCATAACAATCAATGATGTGGATGTTAACAATTAGCCTCAGGTGATACAGTTTGACCCAGCTAATGATATAGTTAAGTCGGTAAGGTAAGTACCCCTATACCACCCGATTGTATTTTTAAAAATAGTTGAGTAACCCTCTTTTATATACAGTTTAATTTTTTACACGCATTATATTTTTTATAGTAATTTTTAAACTATAGGGAAGTGTGATACAGTATTTAAAATGTTAGATCCCCGTAAAAAGAAGATTTATGAGACCCGTGAGTTTTTGGAGGAAACTGGGCAGGAATCTGAAGATAAAGCCCGTAAGGTTGTACAGCAGTATTTTAAAGCCGAACAGTTAAAAGAGTTAAGCCAAAGGGAGTATTTTCTTGAGAAGTTGGATAGCAGAAGGAAGTACAACGATTATAACAGGTTGTGTGCGCAGATAACTCTGTTTTATTTGGAAGAGCAGGATTTTCCAGGGAAACTCAGGTTTAAGGTGCAGTACGACACTAAGGGAGTGTTATTGTTTGTGTCATTTGGCAGGAAGATCTTCCAGAGGGCATTCAGGGCGGTTAGGGAACCGCTTTACGATTTGAATGCCTGTCAGGTGTTCGCCTTTTCCGTTGGGGATATAATTACAAAACATGGATCAACCCCTAAATCCGAATAAAAGGAAGTTAATAGAAGCCGTAACTCAGGCAGACGAGACCCTAAATGCTCTTTTGAGGGAAAAGTGTACAAAAAACCTCTTTGCTTTTAACAAATTCATTCTTCAGGCGGATAAAGGGGATGATAAGTTTGTTAATCTTGGTGAAGTTCATAAATTAATGTGCAACTTCGTAACCGACGAAAGAACTAAGAAGAAACTGCTTTTAATCCCCAGAAACCACTTAAAGACCAAGCTCATATCGGTAGGTTATTCCCTTTATAGGATTTACAACGATCCTAAGGTTAGGATTCTTGTTTACTCTGCTACTTGGCAGATGGCGGTTGACATTATTTCCCAGATCCAGAGTCAAATGATTAAAAATGAAAGATTGCTTTCATTGTTTGGTAATTTCCAGTCTGATTCCAAGGAATGGTCGGCTTCCAGACTTAGATTATCGGTCAATGAAAAGCGGGAACCGACTGTTACTGCGGCTGGCATTGACAACAACCTTGTAGGCGGGCATTACGATCTGATTATTTTTGATGATGTCCAGAACAGGGATAACATTGCAACTGGNGAACAGATCATTAAAGTCAGACAACGATACAACGACTCTTTAGACCTTTTGGAACCAGGCGGGCAGATTATTGTTATCGGAACAAGATGGCATGATGCCGACCTTTACGGCTGGATTCTCGACCCTTCAAGCGGGGTTAAGGAAAGTTACGATACCATGGTTATGCGTGCTTACAACGGCAATATTGAAAACGGTGAGGGTTTTGACCCACTTTGGCCTGGTAAGTTTTCTTTAAAAGAATTCCAAAAGCGTTTGGCTTCACAGGGCTGGAGCCACTTTTCCGCGCAGTATTTAAATGATCCAGTCCCAGAAGCAACGGCTATTTTCAAAAGAAGCCAGTTTACTTATTATGAACCAGAAGACTTAAGAGGTAAACTCTTAACCCGTTTTATGACCATAGACCCTGCGATTTCTCAGGAAAGAACGGCAGATTTTACCGCCATGGTAGTAGTCGGGGTTGATGAACAGAATTACTTATGGATTATGGATATACTACGGGAAAAATTGCTTCCCCATGAGATTATTAACAGGATTTTTGAAATGAAGGAAAAATGGAACTTATCGGACATTGCCATAGAGACGGTTACCTACCAGAAGACTTTGGCGTATACTTTAAGGGAACAGATGAGAATTAGAAAAAAATACTTCCATATTACGGAATTAAACCCACAGAACCGTAGTAAAGACGAACGGATTAAAGGACTTCAGCCTCTTTATGAGAATGGGAAGATTATTCATAATAAATATTTAACCAATAACTACTTTTTGGAGGATGAGTTGACAAGATACCCGTTCGCCAAGCATGATGACGTAGTTGACGCTTTAAGTTATATGTTGGATATAATTTATCCAGCCAGACAAAAAATAACATCGCCTGGTAAAAAAAGGTATCTTTACGCATAAATGGCCTACGACAAACCCGATAAAACAGAACGATTGGCAGGACCTTACGATCCAGTGGGAGCGGAAAAAGAAGCTCGTGACTGGGTTTACAAGAGAAAAATTGCCATGGAAAATTCCGAGGCAAGACAGCGGGCTATTAAAAATGCCCAGAAGTGGCGCAGACAATGGGAAATGTTCCGCAGAGTTAAAGACAAAGACGATTGGCAATCAAACCACGTTGTTCCCTTAACACTGGCGATAGTTGAAACCGTACTTTCTGAGGTAATTGATAAATCCCCCAAACCTTTAATTCTACCCCGTTCTTCAGAAGATGCCCCCAAAGCCAGAATAATGGAGCACGTTTTTAACTATACATGGGATGTAGCAGACGGCGACATTCAACTTTATGATGTTTTAAAAGATGCTTTTATTTTAGGAACGGGAATTGCCCAAGAATACTATTGGAAGGAACCTAGAAAGGTTTTTACCTCCGAGGACAAAGAAGAACTGATTACGGATTTTGATGATGTTTACATGGAAGCGGTTAAGTTTGAAGATTTCTTCCCAGACGAAAAAGGCAGAGGTTTTACTGGTCCTTACCAACTGAGAGATTGTATCCGCAGATACATTATGGATTTGGATGATTTCCGCCTGTTTTTTCAGGGACCGACGTTCGATCCTTTAAAAAACGCCAAATATGTTGTTCCAGGGGGAGAAATTGATTACTATGAGGAATTTAAACCTCCAGAAGGATTTGATAAAAGCAGGGAAGTTGAAGTTTTATGGTACTGGAGTCGAAAACCCCAAGACGCATTATATATAGTAGCAAACGGGGTTCTTTTGGTTAAAGGTCCGAATCCCTACAAACACAAGCAATTACCCTTCGCCAGAGCGGTTGATGTCAAACGTCCCCATGATTTCTACGGGAAAGGAGAAGCCGAACTTCTTGAGTCCATAACGGATGAGTCTAACATCTTCAGACAGATGATTATTGATCGAAACCACCTTGATATAGACAAAATGTTTATTGTTTCACCCAATTTGAATCTATCAGATGAGGATTTGATAGCCCGACCCCACGGTGCGATCCCTTCGGATGATGTCAATGCCGCCAAACCTATTGAATACGGTGATATTCCTCGTTCGGTTGAGCTTTCTTTGAAACATTTGGAGGACGATTCGGTTATTGCAACTGGTGTTAACCCCAGGGCACAGGCACTTCCTTCCGCAGGAACCGCTACAGAAGCCGCTATTATAAAGGAAAGCACTTTAAAGCGAATCAGACTGAAGATGAGATTAATCGAAAAGGAGTTTTTGACCCAAATCGGCAGGTTGAGGGTGGCAAACATCCTTCAATATTATAGTCAGCCCAAATTAGAGAAGATTGTCGGTAAACAAATGACTGATGAGTTTAAAGTTCAGCTTTCTAACATGGAAGCACAGGGGTTGATTGAGACAATAGACGGTGAAAAGTTCAAAAAGCAGTTCAGACAGATTAGAATACCCGAAAAAGAGATTATTTTTGACGAAAAAGGCATTACCAAGGAACAAACCAAGGCAGGAGTGAGCTTTTTTGAACTAAAACCCGAATATTTCATGCCAGTTGCTTCAGGAGGGTATGATATTCGTTTTGAAGCGGGTTCTACCCTGCCAGTTTCCAAAAGTCTGATGAAAACCGAGGCAAATGAGATGTTTGACCGACTTTCACAGATTGCCTTGGCGATTCCAGGTTCTTATGACATTATAAAGTTGGGTGATGACATAATTCTTGCCAATGATAAAAATCCAGCCGACTTTAAGAGCGAAGAGGAAAAAGACAATAACGCAAGACTTGCGCTTTTACTGGACTTGGCTAATTTGGAAAACCAGCAGATTATGCAGGGTAAACCAACCCCTCCGACACCATATTCTTCCCCAGCACATACCCAGATTCACGTCGAGTTTACAAAGAGTGAGGCTTTTCAGGCATTGGGAAGTAATGACCCACGAGTAGACATAATGACCGACCATATTACGGGAGAAGCGATGGCACAAGAACAGAGAGCAGGTGGTGGAATGATGCCAGGTGGTGATATGCAGGCAGCAACAGCCCCAGGCGGATCCCCTGCGGCTTTAGTACCAGGAACCGCACCTAACCCCGCACCCCAAACAACAGGCGG